TTTTGGAATGAACTCAGGCGTGTTCTTTTTTTTGCGAGTGTTTGACCAGTCATAGCTGTGGAAGATTCCTATTTCGCTGTCATCATCTTGATTCACTGCAATGCGGCACTCTTCAAACGGTATAGCGTTTAGCTTGCTAATCACCGTGCGATCATTAGACCAAATCACTTCAATAAAGAAACCACCAAACAACTTTAAATCGTGCGCTGCTGCATACGTCAAAGCATCAACATCAAGTGCATCAAGTTCCGCTTGGTACTGTTCTGATTTGATACCCTTCCCGGCTATCATGTCACCGATTGCCACAACCAAACTACCATGCACGGGTGATTCGTGCGATAGGTCGCGCAGGTATTGCGGGAAGTCATTGTCCGCGCCGTAGTTTACCCATCCTTTGCGGTCTACTCTTTCAGCATCTGACTTTGCTACGTACTCGCTAAGTTTTAGCGATACAATATTTGATTCGTTATGGTTCATAGATGATGTCATTTGGTATAGTTACAGGTGGTACATCAAACCAAGTGGTGTTGTCAGTCAAAACTACATAGCCACGTTCAACAATGCCGACTACTGCGGGGTTTGTTGGGTTGATATTTACAGCTGAGTTTTGTCCGTACACTTCGTAGCGATACCTGCCCGCTAATGTAAGACCAACCGTAGTAACTGATAGCTGTGTGATACGCACATTTTCATTCACAATCGTTGCAACCTGTGCAAGTTCTTCACCCGTTGTGCTATTTTCTTCGTGAGTAAGCACCATCAAGTAGTGCGTGTATGGCGTTGCATAGTACTGCCGCGCCTCATCCAATGATAGATATATGAATTGATTATTGTTGTTGACTTGTAGATATATCATATCGTCTATATTGAAAGGGGGCAGCTATTACACCACCCCCTTCTTAATCAATGAAAAACACAAAAACAATCAGCAAGCACGATTAGTAAGCAGGGCTTACTGTAATTCCTGCGAAGTTGTCGAATGGCACAGTAGTGAATGGCTCAAGGTGTACAGCTGGTTCGAGGTTTTCAGCGGTAGTTGTTACCTGATAACCCATCAAATCTGCTTTCTGCGCACCTGACTGTACAGTTCCAGCAGTAAGCTGTGAGCCTTCTGTTGATCCAACCAACAAGATTTGATCATCGTTGGTACGTACAAATACAATCATCTTTGCTTTAGCAACGTTCAAAAATTCGTTGCGCATATCCTGCGCAAGTTTACCGAATGTCCATGCCACTTCCTGTGAGAAAAAGAGTGTGCCCGTCTCAAGATTTTTGTTGACAGTTTCAACGTAGTTTCCTGAGTTACGGAATGGCACGTAACGGTAGATTGTAGCCGTTGGCAATCCGTCCACTTGACCTGTCACGGCATCGTAAGTAACTCCAGACATGAAGTCGTTACCCGATACAGGGTCAGTAAAGTTAGCAATCAATACTTCTTTGACACCTCCGATACCTTCAAGGCATCCGAGTGTAAAACCTGTTGTTAATTCACAAGCCATTTTATTATAGTTTTAAAAGGGGGCTGTTACACCCCCTTGATTAGTTTAATTATGCTCCCCAGTAGGTGATGTCCTCAGCAACTGCAATCTGCGCACCGAGGTAGAAACGTGCACCGTAACGCACGTTCTGCGATCCATCCAAGTTCTGCATGTCCAAGATGAACACTTCGTTCATTTGGTTTTCCTGCCATGTACCAAGCATCAAGTTGCTAGGCTGACTGAAGATGATATTGTTTGCAGTCATACCCGGACATACATAGATTTCGTACATACCTACGAAGCGACGGCTAACCTCAGGGCCACCTGTCAAGTACCAACCGTTACCCGCAGCGATTTGCGCTTGCATGTAAGATTCCCATGCAGCCTGTCCCATGTAGATAGCTGGTTTCTCAGCAGCACCTTTAACAGCAGCAGGAGCCGTGTTGATTACGTCCCAAATGGTAGCGATGATGTTAGTGTCATTCAGTGCACCTGAACCAGCAGATACAGCACCTGAACCACCCGCCTTAATCAATGTCTCAAATCCGTCGTACTGACCAGCAGTAGCGTTAACACCTGACCACATGATTGTTTCGTTGGCAGCAGCGATACCACCTACCAAACGACCGATAATAGCGTCTTGGATTTGTGTGTTTACACGTCCTGACATTACATCAGCAGTAGTCCAGTCAATGAAGAAATCTTTTTTACAGATTTGACGTTGAACTTGAAACTCTTCCAAAGTCAGGATGCGCTCAGTCAAAGTGATAGTACCTGTTGGGGTAAAGTCACAAGTGCCAGCGGCAAAAGTTACAGTGTCATCAATTTTACGTACTACTGATTTGTAAGGTACGTTAGGCTTCATTGTCACGTACTGAGTTGATACGTTTGACAAGAGTGCCTTTGCTACGATTTCACCAGCTAATTCACCTGCATAGGTGGTGGTGAGTGAAGTTGTTGTTGGCATTTTTAAATAGAATTATGAGGTGAATTATTTGCTTTGTTTGTTACGGATATTCTCCATGAAGTCAGCGAATGAATTACCATTCGATGCTACAACAGGAGCCGCATTCTTTTTAAATTCTTGAGACTTAACGCTAGGAACGGCAGGGGCTTTTTTAACTGAGGCAAGCTCAGCCTTTACAGCGTCCGTGTCTTTCTTAGCAGATTCAACAGCGGCAGCAAGCTCAGTCTTTTCAACTTCAAGTGCTGCGATGCGCTCAGACAATTGACCGATTACGGCAACGAGATCCTCGCTGCTCATTTCAGTTGACTGTTCTTCGCGTTCGATTTCAGAAATGATACCGTCCGTAGCTACGTATACTTTCGTTACGCCATCCTCAAGGATGTATTCGCCCATAGGAACTGGTACAGGATTGCCTTCGGCATCTTGCGTGTAGATGTCAACGCCTACTGTCCACTCATCCGCAGTTGAGTAGATTTTGGTGCCGTCAGCAAGTGTGCCTTCTACGGCAAACTTTACCTCCGTTGCAGTCGCTTCGGCTGCGTCAGCTGATTCATCTTCAAACTTGATACCGAGTGCAGATGGTTCAATGTTGTATTTTGCAAATACAGCTTTGATTTGATTTTTGATATCTGACATTTTGGTAATTTTGGTATTGTAGCAAAACCGCCGTTTTGTTGCATGGGGAATTGTGGCTACATTAGCCGTATAAAATCAAAATAATGAAAGCACAACCACAGACAAAAGACATGCGCATCAGTGCGCGAGTGACCGAAAAAGAATTTAAAGCAATCACAAAGGCAGCGAAGCAATCAAAGACAACGATTGCAGAATACATCCGATTGTCCATTCTAGGTTAGTCAGTGACAAACACAAAAGAAAAAAGGGAGGCTCGTTAGCTTCCCTTTTTTACCTTAAACCCTAAATACGTTTATTGAATAAACCAAAACTCTTTCGAGAGGTCGCTAATATAATTACATTTTCTGTACTACCGTAATAGCTACATCATTTGTTGGGTTGTTATCTGGTTGTCCGTTCACACTTACCACGCTAACTTTGAATGTAGCCGGGTATTTTGTGGTAGCAGTTGGATACATTACGTTGCCTGAGCCATTACTTTGTCCCGGATTCAATGTTACAGGTCTATCCCAAAATCCAGTGCGTCCGTCAAACTCCCATTTCAATTTGTAACTTGTGATAGTTGCAGCACCGCGATTAGTTACACGTGTACCTATGCGCACACGGTCAGGCGCGAGCCAAGTGTAACCTGTTGAATTTAATTCTAAGTCATAATTGCCAACGGGAATTGGAGCAAGTACATTGATTGAAGTCGTTGCCATGTTATCACTTTCGTTGCTCTCATTTACCGAACCTGCAAGGTCAATGTATAGGTTGAACTTACCTACTCCCGTCACGTTGTTTGGCACTACGTATGGCAGCGTACCTGTAAACAACAGTTGACCTTTCAAGATAGTCACATTGCCCGTGTAAAAAGTAGATTTAGATCCATCGGGACGGATAAACTCAAGTGCAATGTTAGTCACTGTGTCGGCATCACGCACTTTGTCAAGTTGCACCGTGTAAGATACTGTTACCTGCGCCCCCTGGTTAGCAGATGCAGGCGAACTTACTGTGCCGTATAGATTGCTAAGTTCAGATGGTGGTGGAGGTGGTGGCAGCTCGCCGCTTTGAGCCTTCACTATTGCAGAATACAAGTCAACAACACCAAATCCTAGTTCTAATGACTTGCCATTTGCATCATAAACATAGCCGCCACTCTTTAATGCAGTAGAAGCGATGATGTCCGTCACTTGCTTTTCGGTCAATGTAGGATTAGCAAGTATAATAGCAGCAGCACAACCAGCCATAACAGGACAAGCAGCAGATGTCCCGCTGAAATTTGTATAGTTTGAATCAGCCTTGTAGCCATTTGCGCCCATGCGGTCTGTTGTTGGTGTAGCCACACCCGGAGCAGCAGCAAAAAGTTTGGTACCATAGTTTGAAAATCCTGCGCGTGTGTTGTTTTGAGCAGATGCACCAACGGCATGCACCATCGGCAATCCTGCGGGGTTAATGTTTACGGTCGATGAGTAGTTGTTACCGCTAGATGCAAAGACACAAATGCCCTTACCACCACGACCAGTGTTCTTAGCCGCCGTGAGTGCGTTTGCAAACATGGTGTATGTGTTGCCACCACCCCAACTCATGGATATTGCAAGACAGTTAGGGTTAGCGATAGCCTTATTGACTGCGCGTGTTACGATTGTATCAGATGTAAAGAAACCACCGCCGCTGTTTGAGTTCATTGCAATATGCAAAAATTGCACTTTCAGTTTGTTGTTACCAATTGAACTCACTCCGATGTCATTGCTGGTCTTAGCGCAAATCAATCCGCTACACGGTGTGCCGTGATTCTCATACGCGCTAATAGGTCGCACATCCGCTGTATCATAGGCACAGTTCCAAGATAGATCACTGATAGTACCTACTAAATCTTCGTGATCAACTTCACACGCTACGTCAAGCACTGCTACTTCGCCGTATGCATTTGCGGGAATGAGTGACCATGCCTCGGTAGCACGGAAGTTTTGCAAGTGCCACTGTGCAGGTATTGACAATTCAGCACTAGCCTCGAATGGTTGGATGTAATCAGGCTCAACACTGATGAATAACTTAGTGCGCATTAGCGACTCATAGAACTCATCAAAGGATGCGAATGCAGGTACTTCAACGAATAGTGTGTTGGTTGCCTCAAACACTTCCTTAATCTCTACCTGCTTAAGTTCTAAGAACTCAACAGCCGACTTCAGATTGCTTGTGATGCAGATTGCAAGACCGCTAGATATTTTATCCAGTGATCTATCAACCTCGTTGACTTGTGACACCTTTGCCGCATCAGGCACAACGTGTTTTTCATCTTCAAAGACTACAATGCCGAACGGTTCAAAGACCGACAGCACGTTGCTTTTTGTTTTGTTTTTGTCAAAGGATTTCTTGTCCTTAAACTTGACTGCATTTATTTTCATTTGGATGGATTTACAGTGCTTAATAGTTGGTCAATCTCCAGTAGCAATTCAGCCTCGTAGTTCTTCACACCGCTCATTGCTACACCAACTTCGTTGAAAAAGCCTTCAATGCTGTAACCTTTTACTTTACCCTCTTTTACATCTTGCCATACGCTGTCATCATCTACATGCGTACCGATGAACCATGTGCCGTCTGGTAGTTCAGATAGTCCAAGCTGCATAGACTTATCTTGCTTGCCTTCCTTAATCCATGACTCAACAACTGTCACACCCGTTACAGGTATCTCATGTTGCAAGTTGGTTGTGTGTTGCAGATTCTTTTTAAAGAACTGATGTGCGATAGCTTGCACGGTGGCCTTTTCAAAGTACACGTAGTATGGCTCACCCTTTTCATCATAACGCAGTATCTCTTTATCCGGGATAAGCGCAGCACCGTATAGCATTCTACGTTCGTCATTCAATGCGCTCAGCTGCATCTTTGATAGTGCAATCCAATTTTCTTCTATGGCAGGGCTATCTACCAAGCCCATTGCCGTAATACCAAGACGACCTTCTTCATCTATCACACACTTAACTACTTTTCTCTTTTCCATTTTTGTTTTGTTTTAAAGGTTATCCTAATCGTGCAAGGTCTTGCACTTTCTCTCTTACTTCCTGTTGCGAAGCTACATCACCCGCGAGTACAAATGCGCGTGGCGTTAACTGCTCAGGTCTATCATTGATGAACTGCGCAGCAAGTGGGTTGAACTGTGCAGGTTGTGATTCGTTACCGCCTCCGCCGCCTCCTACTGATGGTGGTGGTGTACTGCTATCATTGCCTCCTGTGCTACCAAACTGCGAGTTTTTAATCTTGACAATTTGGGCAAGACCTAATGCAGCTGCAATAGATGCTTCAAAGAACTGCTGACCAGTAGCAAGTTTGATTGGGTTACCACCTGCGGTCAATGCACCTGTAACAGCGGATGCAGTTTGAACAGTTGCAGCACCAATGGCTAATGCTTTATCAGTTTTGAATTTACGTCTTGCATCGCGTTCGCTATTCTTTGTTGATGCATCACTGAACGCTTGCAGTACACTAATGGCGCTTTGTGCAAGGTCAAGTCCTTTTTTAA